GTGGTGGCAGCGTCTCCAGTTTTCGACCATGTATCTAGAGTTGGCGCTTGCTCATCGCCAATCACTTGCGGCTCAGGCCACGGCAGGTTAGCCGCAGGGACGGTCAGGGTCTCGGCTGCGCGGGTGGCTGTGGAGCCAGAGGTGGGGATGTAGCTGGAGGGGGTTGGGCCGACTTCATATTGCACACCCCAAACATACACACCTTCATTTGATGTCGGTGCCGTTGCCCATAGGACAGAAGTAGGCCCATCAGCTATGCCGATTGTCGGGAAATCTGTTGTCCCTACAACTGTTTGACTTACGCTAATGCGATACCACCCATCACCAAAGTCTTGAACAGAAGCTACGTTACCTGAAAGGTTTGTAAAGGTAGCAGTGTCGATGTCAAAAACCGCAATTCCGCCGCCCGCACGGATTGTAATGTAGCGCCAGTTTGCTTTTTTAACAAAAGCAGACATAGTATAGGTGCCGCTTAAACCAGAAAACGACCGACGCACATACTGCTCACCTGTTGTTGAGCCAGTAATTGCTTGAACAAGGTCAGCCGTAAGTGTTCCATCAGGGGCAGTAATTTGATTTGCAATAACCTCAGTTCTTGAACCTGCCTTTTGCCAGTATCCATTATCTAGCTCTGCGCTATATTCAAGGACATTCACCCGCGCCTCACTCTCATGCATCAGGCCCTCGTTGACCCACGCAGAGCCGTTCCACACATGATGCCCACGGCGGGGGAGATACACAGCAGCAGAGGTCGTGGGGACGTAGCTGTCATTACGGTCGGGGTTGTTGACCATGCCGCCGAGGTCGGAGCGGTAGAGGTGTGGCTGCTTAATTTCGGCAGACGACACCCCGTCGCCATCATATGTCGGATCGCCTCCCTCTGTCAGACTTAGACGGAGATTTGTAGAGGCAGATGCGCCCGCTGTTCCTGTAGCGGTAAGAGTGTAAAAGCCATCTGCGTCAGGGCCAGAAACAGACCCGCTCCCCAAAGTCTCCGCAATAATACTTCCATCCGACAAGTCGAAATATACATCAAGCGCAAAGGTTGCTGTGGTTGCTGCGTTAAGGCGAAGATTTCTAGTCCCTGCTTCCCTTTTGGCTTTAACGGTAAGGGTGTATTCAACCCCAGAAACAAAAGAAACAAGTTGTTGGGCAGCATGTGAAGTTGCAAGTGCTGTATTTTCAACAATAAGCTGACCGCCAAACGATCCTGACGTAAAGCTGGCCTCAAGTTCCGTCCAGCCGCCTGCTGTTATATCCTCCGAATACGTCAGGAAGTTATGCGGTCGCCACTTCAACACAGCATCGCTGTCCACCATCGTCGCATTGGACGTGGCGCTGTGGGTGATGGCAGAGGAGAAGGTGTTTACGCCGTTCCCTTGAGAACTGTATCTCTCATCCGCAAAAGCAGCCAAGAAGCCCGGATACCGCCCTACAACAGCATCACGCGAAAGACCCCCCGCCGCAGATGTCATTAGACGTGCGCGAGACGATGTGAGAAGCGACGTGACCGACATGGCGTTAAACCACCAGCGCGAAGATACCAGTCGCAGTTGTCCCAGTGGACTTCACGCGCGACAGACCGACGATGAGGTAAAAGTAATCCGGCACGGCGATTGTGCGGTCGCTACCGTTGCGCGTCGTGATGACGACATCGCCGCCAGTCTCAACGTAAAGCCCGATGGCCACGTTGTCATCGCCAGTGGCGCTATCCGTGCCAACGTTGTTGGTGCTGTCGTTGGGCGTGACAGGGATCAAATCATAAGGGATGCCCTGCAAATTGCCACCGAGGTTCGCAAAAGGGTTGCTCATTTTATGGCCTCCTATGCCATCGCCTTCGCGCGCATACGGATCGAAGAAGACCCGATCCGCGCACGGTCGCTTTCAATTTCAATAGCAGACATCGCCTGCTCAAGTAAGCCGCCCCACGTTTGCACACGGGCGTCGTCGTCCAGATAAGGTGCAGCTTCCATCAGTGAGCCGTATAGATACACATCAGGCGCAACACCCAGCAGCCAGTTCGTCGTCGCGGCGTCACTCAGCGCCGGGATTTTAGCGTAATACGTCAACTCACCAGTGTAGGTCGAATCAGGCGCAGGAACGTGCTGCAAGGTTGACCCAACAACCGTGAAGAACTTGGGACGACCCGACGCAGAGAACGTTACACGCTCTTCCGCAGCCTGATCGGGCGTGACGTATTCCAGCGTCGTAATCGGCGACGTGTTCAACTGATAGCGGATCGTCTGAAGCCAATCGGCTGGGAGATCTTCATATTCAGTATCAACGTCAAAGGTCGTGCGCGATACCATCCGATAGTCGCGAATACGGCGATTGAACTTGGCTTCCGCGAGATCAATAAACGAAGGGATGACCGAGGTGAGGTCATCCCGCAATAGCCAATCCGCGATGGCCGACTGCAATTCGCTGTAAGTCGTGATCGGCATCTACACCGTTCCTTCGCGCGTCCGAAACACCCGGTTGTCGGGGTCGTTCAACCATTTCTTTAGGGCTTTTGGATCGTCCGCGATGCCCTCTCGCTTTAAGCGATAATACACCGAAAGTGGAATGGATGCGACCTTATTCACATCGCCCCACGCGGTGCGCTTGTCAGTCATATTCCGCTGTCGCGTGTTGCTGTCGTCTATGTCGAGACGCTGTTCAGTTTCAATGACATACTCGCCATTGTCCTTGACGTGCCAGTAGCGCGTAATACCCGTGGCCGGGTCAGCGTCGAAAAAGCGTTTGCTCATACTACCCCCAGAGGAAGACAGGGGGCGAACCGAAGCCCGCCCCCCGCATGGGATTACGAGGTGGTGAGGTCAGCCACGATGCCGTGTGCCGCTTCGTTGTCAACCTTGAGGCCGAACTCTGCGAGCATCATACCCTTCTCTGCATCACCCGTCTTGGCGAGTTCCACTTGCTGGATCGGGCGCAGGTAGCAGACCGAAGCATACTCAGGGTCCAGAATCCACGCATCACGCGCGCGCTGGAAGCGGTTGGGAACCACGGTCAGGGTGCCGAAGTCGGACATATACACGTCAGCCGCACCGACGATAGTGGTGGGGCTGTCCGAGGGTGCCATGTAGCGCTGTGCCGCAATACCCGTGAATGCCGAGACCGCCTGCTTGTTGAACGCGCCAACCATGAGGATCGACGGGTTGCCACCCGATGTCCACGTTTGCTGCATCACGTCCTTCAGCATGTCCTCGGTGAAGTCGCGCTGGAAACCGTCTGTGCGAGCGTCGGTGCCGTCGCCAGTGGGATCGGCACCATCCGTCTCATCGCCAGTGTAGAAGCTGCTGTTGGTCGCAATCCATGCGCCAAGACCAGCGGTCTCTGGTGCGGTCGAGGTGTTACCCACCTCGCGAGCGTTGTTGTCCAGCAGCACAGCTTCGATGTCGCGCTTCAGTTCCTTGCCGCGCTTGGCGACTTGGTAAGCGACTTCGTTGGCACGGCCAGCCTTGTCAACAAACTCAAGGTTGTCGGCAATGACGTAGGTGCGCCGACGAATGTGAGTGTAGTTGCCGAGACGGGTGGTTGCCGAGGTCGCGTCGAAGGTGGCAACGTCGTCACCGTTGATGACAGGGGTGGTTGCGGTCGATGCCAGCGAGTCGGTCTGCCACTCGAAGAACGTGTTAGACACGGATTCGGAGCCGACGTTCGACTGGAACGGCGTCTCTTCGGGCGAGATGTTGGCGATGGTGTTCGCCAGTTCTTCACGGATGCCCTTCGCGTCGAAGGTGGTGAAGGTTTGGGGTGTAATAGCCATTTGGTTGCTCCTTAAAGCAGATTCTTGATGACGGAAGCCGCGTCAGCGACGCGACCAGATTGACGGAGACGGTTTTGCGCCTTCTCCACATCAGAACGCTTGCGGGGCTGTGTCCCCTTGGAACCTGCTTTCATGGGCTTCGGGCCGCTTTGCTTTCGCTCACCCTTCTGGGCCTGCGAAATCTTCTGCTTACCGCGCTCAAAAAGCATGGCGTTGCGCGCCATTGCGACTACCCCAGCATGGGTGATGCCGTTGACATCCTGCTCACTGAACCCCTTAGAGAGAAGAAAATCACGGATTTCCTTGGCCTCTCGCTGCGCAACATCGGCGTTGCGCCACTCAGGGATCATTTCGGGCAAACGGGCCTGCTCAGATTGAACTTGTTTCTGAACCTGCTCATCCAACTGACGCTGCCGAACTTGCGCTAGGCGCTGTTGTTCCGCTTCGACAGCCCGAATTTGAGCCTCACGCTGCTCTTTGCCTTTGCGCCACTGGCGCTCTAGCTTCGTCGCTTCGATGGGATTCTTTTCGTAAAGACTGTCCCAGTCGGGTTCCGCTTGCATCTGCTGCTCTAGCTGCTGCCGCATGGCAGGCAAGAGTTGAGCATACTGCTCACGTTCTGCGGAAATCTCCTGTTCCAACGCCTGCACAGATTTACGCTGCTCGGCCAGTTCTTGAGACTTCCTTGTGTAGTCCGACTGCCTCGAATAGCCTGAAAGCAATTCGTCGAGCGTGACCTCAACCTCCTCGCCGTTCACCTTGACGGTGTAGCGAGACTCTTCGTCGGGTTGCTCTTCGTAATCACCTTCGCCAGCTTCTTCGCTGTCGTCGGTCGGCTCGTATTCGGACTCAACTTGCGCGCCCTCATATTCGCCTTCGGGCTGTTCACCCGGCGCATCATCGCTCGACGCCGTGTCCTCAAGGGGGGCCATCATAGCTTTGACTGCATCTTGTGCGGTTTGCAGGTCGCCCTTAGCGGTATCTGCCATGTCGCTTACTCCATTATGTCACTTCGCGGTCTTTTCTGCAACTACCCCGCTTTCAACGAGGATGCGTAGACGACGCCGCACAGCGTCTACACCGACTTGCCGCGCCTGAACGGCAACAAGTTCATCAACATCTGCTAGTTCTATTGTGCGAAAATCATCAAAGATTTCCTGCTGAATCTCCGCCAAGACCTCCTGAAAACTCTCGTCTTCAAGTAGGCGCTTGGCCTCCCTCGCGTGTCGCAGGATTTCTTCCTTGGTTTTCTTCGCCATTTACGATCCCTTTCACCATGTCAGCCTGCGCGCGCATCACTTCACGCGCAATCGTTGCGGATTTCTTGATCTGCTCGGCGGACAACTGCGCCCCATACTTGGCCTCAAGTTCTGCGGCCTTCATGTAGACGTCGATCTCCATCTCATCACGCTTGAGTTCCTCGTCGCGGACGCTCTCTTCGCGCTTGCGCTGCATCTCTTCGCGCTTGGTCTGGACATCAGCCTGAATTTGCAAAATCTGCGCCTGCACAAGCTGCTCGTTCACGTCAGGCTCTTTGGGCTGCGGGGGTGGCGGCTGGAAGTTCGCAGGGTCGTTCCAGAACCGCGAGGTGTCCTTGAAGCCCGCCAGCGAGGTCATCTCGGCCAGCGTGTTATACAGCTTCGTCAGATCGGTCAGCGGGTTGATCGGCCCCAGCGTGGCCAGCGCCTCTTTCTGCATCTCGCCAAGCTGCTTCAGCATCATCATCCGCTCAGTGTCGGACCCTTTGCCAAGCGCCACCGTGGCGATGCAATCCATTGACGCATCCCAACCGCGCGGATCAATCGGAACAAACTCGTTGGTCAACCGAACCATGCGCATGGCGTCTTGGTTCTGCGTAATCAGCCGCAAGATGCCACGGAACAGGGTTTTCATGCCCGTCTCAGCAAAGATGCGGGCGATCATCTCAATGTGCTGCTGCGCGGCGTTCACAGTCGCCGCAACGGCCCCTGCGGTCGAAGATTGCAGCGCATCGGCGTCAAGCCCAGCGGCGGCTTTGCTGATCCCCGTGCGGTTCTGGCGCACGTCGTCCATATACGTCAGGACA